TGGCACGCTTCATGGTCAGGCACAAGGAACAGCAGCAGGAAGACTCCCACCGACACCAGGCACGCGATCCCTGTGAATAGGTCAGCCATTGCGGACCTCCAGTAGCGCTGCTTCGATTGTGCCGTAATGGGATCGCGCGGCGGACCGGACCAGCTGCCTGATCACGTGAACCTTGCTCGACCCGTCGTACTTCGCTATCGCCTCAAGTAGCCCGTCAGTGATGAGGTCTACCCCGATCATTCGCCGCTGAGTGTTGCGGTCCTTGCTGTCCATGCTGCGTCCTCCAAAGGAGACGCATATCGGGTAGTGCAGGATAACGTTTGGCTGTTACGTTAAATTCGATTTCAGCCATCCGCAGTCCTGACGTACACCCCCTATATGCGCTTAGTACGCATCTTATCGACAGCCGAGGAAATTTGCTTGAGCCTTTCAGCGGTTTTTTGAGCAATTTTGCTTGTGCGCTTTTCTTCGTCCTGAGCCACCAATAATCTTCGTACTGCGCGCTCATAACTAAAGCCCACCTTGAAGCGCCAATCCCAGTCGGCCCCAGGGTCACACGTGATCGTCCACTTGCCGCGGGGATCGGTATCCCGACGGCAAAGCCACCATTCCCCACGCTGACGATCCAGTTTTTCTATTAGGCCCCGGTGTCTCATGACCGGACACTATCAGGTTTACCGCTTAAACCAACCAAGGATTTTTCCTACCCACCCTGGCGTCGCCTTGTTCAGCGCTGCCTGCCGCTTCTGACACGCACCGCAGGGTTTTATCCCCACCGCCTTGGTCGCGCCGGCAACCACATCGCCCACACCTGGCGTCGGCTTCGCGCCCGGAATGATCAGCGTGTCGCTTTGAACCGGCTTGCCGTCGACGATGTTCCAGTATTTCATCAGCCTACCCTCACTTTTGTGAAGTCCCAACCAGCGCGCCGCATGAGATCCAAGATCCCGGGACTGCACGCGCACTCGACCTCCGGCGGATTACAGGCAGGTTCGCAAATTTCGTATGGGTAATTACAACACCCCTTCGGGAAATAGATATCGCTTGTGCAAATGCCAGTCCGAATTGGAATGTAATCCCCGAGCTGCATCCGGCATTTGTTGCCCGTGCCCGTGTAGTAGTCATTGCAATGCTTGAACATCACCCACACGTGCCGCTGTTCGTAGACCCACACGAGGCCATCGTCCTCAGTGCCCAACAATGAGCCCTTTGGCAGTTGGATGAAATATTCCCCACCTGGCCCCAGGTAGATGTCGGTCGCCAGGTCAGGACACGTCGCGTAAGGCACATCCTCCGGGTTAAAACTTACGGCAAAGGTCGCGAGGATCTCAAGGCAGAACATTGACGATCGGTGCGTGGTGTCATCGGTGCATCCACCACCACACCACATGGGGGCACGTCCAGGCGTGCTCGGCCCAGTGCATGGAGAAAACCACGCGATGCGTCCGTAGACCACGCCAATATGAGGATCATTCGTTGGGCTAAGTAGCTGGTAATTCGTCTTTCCACCACCGTGACAATCACACGCGCAGGGCGTATTCGTAATCAACGGATCACAACAGACGTTCGCACCCGCTACGCAAACCCCGCAAGGCTTCCCGAAAACGCCGTATCCTTGCCTCAGATCCGCAAAGTTAAGAGTTGAAACTGGGTCTGTACTTGAGTCTGGGCATGGACCGTTCACCCATCCCACCGTGGCGCTGATTGTCTTCGCCACGGCGATTGCGCCGAACTCTTTGGCCGCATTGCCGTGGTCTTTCACTTGGTTTACCGCAATACATCCACTTTCCGGGTGACCTGGTGGGCAATCAAACATAGTACCCATCCAATGCGTGGCCCATTGGAATCGTGCTTGCGTGTTCTGTCGTAGCGGGTTAGCCGGCGTACAGATCCAGGTTGGGTATTGCCCGCCGTCACTTGGATAGACAATAGCCTGCGGTGGGCAGTCCTCATAGATGGTTCCTTCCCACCCGGGCCCACCGCGGATACACCCACTAATCGCACCAACTGGCAAAGCCGGATCGCCGCGATCGCAATTTTCACCAGGACCCGGTTCGTATTTACTGCACGATGCCGGCCGGCAAGTCAATTCGATTTCCACAGAGAAGCCGAGCGGTCCCAGTGTTCCGCAATCAGCCAGCACCGCATCGCAGTTCCCTTCCTCACAGTTGGGATCGGTGCAGCCGGTGGCGCAACAGCACTTCTTGTGACTCATTTGCCGCCCTTAGACCTGCACCAGAAGTATCCCGCCAGTGCCCCAATGAGCCCAAGCGTGGTTGCAAAGAAGATGGAGCCAAGGAACGATTCAGCGCTTGCGAGGTTGAGCATTGGAAGCCTTTGTGAAAATGCGGGTGCGGCGGAAGGTTGAACCAACACTGCACCCGGCAGCGAAGGTGAGAATTACGAGTCCTAGTAGCCAGGTCGTGTATTGGGCAGTCGAAATCATCAGCGGCCTCGTGGTATGTAGGTGTAGATAAGTGCCCCGATCACAGCGGCCACCACTGCGATCGATACGTACTGCATGGTTGAGTAAATCGCGGGAACATCATCAGAGACATATGGGATCAAGCCCGAAATCTCCGCGCTAAGTGCCTGAATTCGCTCGAGCTCCACATTGGCTTTTGCTAAGTATTCCCGCGCCTGTGAAGCCGCCTCGCGCGAAGTGTTGGCACTCTGTGAGATAGCCGCCGTGCTTGATGCGCATCCGCTGCTCAGGATCAGGAGGATGAAGAGCGCGAGGTGGATCAAGCCCACACCCTGTACGGAGTTAAGACAACAACGCTCGGTAGATCCTTGGCGTCGTAGTCAACGCCATCCGCTACGCGCACGTTCGCGTGGTATCCAGTCGTGTTTGGTATGGCGCCGATGCGATCGATGGAGACGCCGCCAAGCGGAAGGACAATGGTTGATCCGTCAATGCTGACCGATTGCGCAAGACCAGCGGCAATCAGTGCAGCATTCATGGATGCTTCCGTTAATGATTTGAGCGTGTAGTCCGTGTACATGGTTATGCCGTCAGCGCTTGTAGTTGGTCGCTTGTGAAGGTGGTTGGGTAGTACTTGATCTTCTCAATAGTTCCACTCGAAATAAATGCGTCATATCCGTATCTTCCAAGATCAAGAATTGTCGGTGTGCGCGTTGCTGTCATTGCACCCGCGCCCGATGCTGCAACTGCCCCGCCATTTATACAAATCTTTAGTTCACCAGTAGACAGCGAAGTATTAAGGGTCGTTGCAACAGCGTGTCGGTTGTTAAGTGTGAGAGTACGAGTAACCTCGAGACTGTTCGTTCCGTCCTGCGCACGTCCATACCAAGAGGTCGCATTGGTCGCAATATCCATAGCAACGCCATCACCTGCGGCCATAAATCCAAGTCGGTTTGGGTAAGACGACGCATTTTCTTGCGTCAATATTCCTGCAAGCAAGAGCGTTCCATTGGTAGTCGAGTATTGCATGGTGCTGATCGAAGTCGATCGGCAAACGTCAGCCGAGCGCGTTGCTTGCGCAGAGGTCGTGCTGATGTAACTTGTTGAGCCTTTGCCAGTCTCTAGTTGCACGCCCCAAATGCCTGTAGTTCCGATGGTGCCAATTCGAAATCCAACGCGCTGCGCTGCAGTAGTGGAAGTGATGGTGAAGCGTTGCCATTCTGCGGTAAGAGAGACGCTCACCCAGTTGGTGCCGTTATCTAAGGTGTATTCAAATGAGACTCCACCTGTGTTCAATGCGTAAAAACTGAATGTCCGAAGCGCCGATGATGCCGCCGCAACAGATGCAATCAGCGTGCCAGTAACACCTATGCAGATAATTCCAACAGCAGAAGAAGCAACGCCATCAGGCCCGGTCAATGGGGAGCGCGAATGGATGCCAGTTTCAACCCAGTACTGTTCAGCGCCAACTGGCGTAAGCGCGAGCGTCTTACTGTGAGTCAAGGTATTTGTCTTTTCAGCCTCAATCATCAAGCCAAGGCAAGTACCACCGCTGTACGTATAGCGCGCTTTACTTAGATCGTTAGTTGCTGCCGCCGCCATTGTTTGCACAAGTCCGGCGCTGTCGGTGTATGTAGCGGCACTTGCCCGTATAAAGGTAAATCGAGAGTCGAGAACACCAGTGCTGAAGTCGAGATTCAGCGTGGCCGTGTCGCCGAGCATCGCCTTACGGAAGAATGAGGTGTACATGGTCAGGGAATGCTTTCTGCTGTGATGCGTGCGAAGATGGTTGCGATGTGTCGGTTCTCGCTGCCGGATGTCGGGTCGGCGTAGAGCACGATGGTTCCCCAAGAGTTGGCGTCCACGGTCAGGGTTTGCGCGGCCGTCCAGGCAACCGTGGCAGTGCCGCCGCCAGCGTTAATTACCGTCGCCGTGCTAGCGGCAATGGTGATCGTGCCCACAGTGATCTTGCCGACGGGCGTAAAGTTTGTCCAGTTAAAGTTCGAGCCGTCATCATGCACGTGCATCGAGATGGCGAATACCTCACCTTTGCAGATGACCTGGGGCGGGATGGGAGTGACGAGCGTGAGATTGGCCATTAGGTGCACCGGATAGGGTTGGGACGATCAAAGAACGGGTACGCCTGGCCGAACGAGTCGTAGACGACATAAACCAACACCTTCGCCTCGAGGCCGGATGTGGTCCAGGTACTGCCGGCGTAGTTGCTTCCCACCGGCCCGATCGTCGCTGGCGGACTGCTCAGGCTCATGCCGTCCACCTCGGTCGCGGTGTTGTATTCCTCGCGGATGTTTCGGCAGTTGGTGTAGCTGAACCGCGAATCTGTCGTGCTCAACGTGATGCCAGTTCCGAGCACGCCGGCAGGCGTCCAGATCTTGATGGTGTATCGCCATCGGTTTGATTGACCGACGATGAGCGTGGCACTGACAACCTCGCATAGTCCCTGCGTGACGATCTGACCCTTGATGACCTGCTGATGCGCCCACGCCATCGCCTCGCTGTAGCGCTGCGTAGCGTTTGCTGCCGCTTGCCAACCATTGCACACCACGGCATTTGCTTTGCCGTACATACCGCCGTGGAACAGTGGTTGCGAGTAGGACATTAGAAGAGCATTGGCGGGTACGCCTTGATCAGATCGGCTTCAATGGTCGCCGGCAGGAAGTCATCCATGAAATCGACGGTCTGTGGGTACGGCTGATACCACCCCACCTTTTCGCATTGGTTAATTTGCAGACCGGCGACAGTCACACCAGGCAAAAGGATCGGCTGTCCGGTTGGATTTGGTACCGGCATCTGCTCGACGTGGTAGTACGAATCAAAGATCCAGGTATGGACAATGCGCCAGATCTCGCGGTCGAGCGTGGCTGAGAATCCTTTGTAAAGCATGGTTCCTATCGAAGCATCCATAAACTCGACGCTGTTTCGCTTATTGATAGCGTCATAGAAGACTTGCCAATCTGGATCGTCTGGCGTGGTGGTATTGATCAGAGGTGTGCGATCCCACTTGTACTCGAGCTGCCTGGTGATCTGCGGAAGTTCCTTCGCGCGTGGCATCCCGTTCAAGTCAATTTTTGTCCCGCCAATATCAGCCGCTGGTGGCCATGCGGCATTGCCATCGGCCGGCAGTGTCAAAGCTGCTGTGGTAGTTGACCTTCGATACTCGGCGTATTGCCGGCCACTGATCGCCATGGTCTGCTTTGCGCCATAGCCTTGCTTGGCGGGGTCCACCGGAAGCATGGTGGAATACACCGCGGTCACTCGCCAGGTGTACGGAACAGCCGGCTCAGGCACAGCGATGACCGAACGGCACACGAGGCTTGCGATAAACGTATTGATGGTCGCCGGCGGGTAGGTATGAATTGCAGCAGCCGGCCGGGTCTGCACCATTGGCATTCCGGTCTGCGTGAGCACCAACCCGTCGCCTGGGTATGCCTCGCCAACGGTGGTCGGTTCCCACCAGGCCAAGTAGACGGCCGTCATCGTGGTTTCATCGACGTTCTCGAAGTTCCACTGGCGTGACTCCTTGATCTCGAGGATCCCGTATGGCATTACTGCGCCCCCCCGCGTAAGGACCGATCAATCGCCCGTAGATGCATAATCTGTTCCGCGCTGCCTTGTGCACCAGGTGCAGGAGTGTTCTGAGATGCATAGTTCTGCGCGTTTCCAAGTTCGCCTAATTGGCCACCAGCAGCGCCCAAAGTACTTGCGCCGCCGGAAAAGTCACCGCCAAGCATTTGCTCAACGCCAGCAAGCGCGGTAGCCGCAGATTCAAGCAGCATGTCGGTACTTGCTTGCATATTGCCGCTGAAACGAGCCGTAGCGCCCATCCCGGCATTGATCCCGCCGGCATTGCGCTCGATGCGGGCCGCCGCACCGGTGGCGATATCGCCCGCAGCCTGGGAAGTTTCAATCGATCCAGGCGTGACCGCCTTACCGATCCGAATGTCTGCTTTCATCTTGTCGGCGTTGGCAATCGCGTTTGCACCCATTGCCGCACCCGAATACTTAAGCGCCGCGCCGTTCAGTTCCGCCATCCGGCGTTCAACGCCTTGGAACACCTGCGAGATCCCCTGGAACGCCATCTGCGTCATCTGTAGGGTCGCGGTAATCCCAGCGGCTGCCGCGCCACTCTTGGCCGTCTTGTTCAGCTTGCCGAGTTCTGCCGTGGTCTTGGCGACGCCACGCGTGATACCACTGGTATCCATCTCCGCATAGATCACTGACTTCATGCTCTTATCTGCCACGGAACACCCCCTGCTTCTTCTTCAGCCACGGCACCAGTTCGGATGGGCGCTTGTGTGTCAGCGCGGACGCAATGATGGTCAATAGGTACTCGCACCGTTCATGGGTGGTGAGTTCCTCCGCCAGTCCTGCGTCCATGTGCATCCTCATTTCGGGGCTTGCGTTTCGGTAGAGCCGCTTTGTAGCGGCGTTGTAAAACGGGGACGGTTCACCTCGTCAATCAGCGCGCTTGCCACTTCATGATCGAGCGTTCCAACATCCACACCAGGTGCGAACAATGGCGATCCATCCGGCAGCGTGAACAGCCGGGTCCACCAATACGGCAGATCGTTCGCCAGTGAGATATCCGCCAGGGTCGCACGCCGGACCACCACCGGCCCAATGCCGACAATCTCCACCGTGCGCGGAGCCGATGCGATAATCTTGGACGGATCTAGGCTCACTGCTGCTCCCAGCTCAGTTCCCACGTACCGGCGCCAGTGCCGTCATCGCTGAACGATGCCGAGGTAATCTGGATATTCCAGACAGCCGGAGTTCCTGACACGTCCATAGTGTTCCAGTACGCGCTGTTTCCTTGATCGGTGTACTTCAGGGTTAGCACTGCGTTGACGCTGTTCAGCAACGAAGTCGGCATCAAGTGAGCCCGCAGATTGTCATCGGCAGTGGAAGTTTGACGGAACAACGTCAACGATCCGGAAATCCGGGTGCGTCCAGGCGCGTACTTCTTGCGCCAGTCGCCGATTGCCGTCACTTCGAGCGAGTCCTTCTCAATGTTCAGCGTGAAGCTCTTGACCTGCATGGTGATGCCGGTGGATGCCGTGAAACCCGAGAAGAGGATTACGCCGCCGTAGCCTGAGATGAGAGCCATTAGTATGCCTTTGCAAGGATTGTCATTACGAGTGATACGACGCGCTCGGCGTCACTTTGTCCGTCGTCTGGAGTTTCCGTCCGCGCCGAAGCGTTCACGGCCACTAGCACCAGAATGATGTCGTCTGCAGTGTTGTCGATGTTCCCGGTAAACGCCGCGAGCAAATCGTCTACAACAGTCCACGCTTCGAGAGCGGTATCCGCCACGCAATCGGCGGTCACTTGCATCGTGTAGTGCGGGATCACCTTGCCAGTCATCGCCACTTCGAAATCCACCTGTGTGACCTCGTAGACAACGCATGGCGTCGAGTTGCCGGCGCGGCGCAGTCCCACGGACACGTCGTACCCCGCGGACACTATCGTGGTGTAGAGCGTCTGTGCTGCAAGGCTAATGGACACTATTTACCCCCCAGCAATTTCTTGGCTTCCACAAGCACCTCGCGAGCCATTGCGTCGGTGATTCGTCCGATTGCCGAGCGCGCCCAATTCAGCGCCCGACCGCTACCGGGAATGCGGCGTGCGCCACCACCCACCGATCGAAACCGTGCAGATGTCCAACGGCCAGTAGTGTCACGGTCCTGCATCTTTGACCAGGTATTACCTTTGCCTGGTGACGGGTTCGCGGAGTTCGTGTACTTCTGCGAACCGCGTCCGCCGTGCTTGTAGCCCTGTTCGAGCAGATGAAACACGCCCTGACGGCCACGCGCAGCCACTCCACCCTTCTTGCCGTACCGGATGCCCATCTGCGCGATCAGTTTTGCTTGGGGACCAGCGCCGCCGCGCTTGATTGTGATGCCCGTAGCGCTCGCCATTGCCTTCCGGTGGAGGTTCTTGCCGCGATAGGGTCCAGTGCCGACTACGCCGCGAAGTTCCGTCACGAACGGACGTAGCGCCCTGCGGATGCCCTTGCGCCGTGCTTGCTCATTGAGTTCCGCGCTCAGCCGGCCAAGAGCTTGCGCTACCGTCGAGTTGTCGACCTGCAAATGCATCTGCGTCGCGCCCGAATTGACCGCCGGCCGTCGGTACGGTCGAGCCATCACGGTCATATCGCGATCGTGTTGCCTCATTGCGTCACCTCGGTGGCCAGAACTCGGAGCCGCTTCCTGCGCCCGTTGTCCGGATCGATCACGCTTGAGATGTTGTAGGGCGTAACACCGAGTAACAAACGGGACCGAGCCGCTACCAGTGGGCTATATGCCGTTTCAATTTCGATATCTGTCCTGACCGACACGCCCAAATCGTCGACCACTTCGCGCTGTGCGTACTTGATAATCCCGCGGACCGTGCCCACAGTGAGCCAGGCTAGATCAGCCTGACCAAGAGCATCCACCGTCTGGGTGGACTGCTGCACAGTGAAGACGTCGCGCCAGAATCCACAGCCGGCCATATGTCATCCGATCGATTGTGTGCTGTGCATCCGCCGCATGGTCTGGATGAACGGGTGAGGCTCCGGGGTTACGGCGTCATCGCCACGGAATGATTCGATGTGACCCACCTGAATCCGAATGGCAAGCCACTCTTCGTCGGTGATGTCCTTCAATTCCTTGTTCGTCGCGGCTATCCATGCCGACAGCGATCCAGCCAACGCCGCGGCAATGGCCGGATCGTCCTCGTTGTGGGTGCGCTTCAGCCACGCACGCACGTCCGCCAGTCCTGGTTGTGTTGCAGGTATTGACATAGCACCTCGCTATTGCGGGGTGAGGTCGAAACCCCACCCCGCAACTGCTTGAGAGGATGATTAGGCGTTAGTGACTTGGCACTGCACGATGGCCTTCGCGCGAGTGAAGTTGCCGTTCATGAACATCGTGCCCTGGAACTTCACTTGGGCTGCTGCTGCCAGGCTCAGATCATCCCTCATGATCGTCGCGCCAGCCCACTCTCGGGCACTGTAGCCCTCGTTGTGATTGCCCAGGCTTAGCACCACGTTCTTGCCGGTAGTTGCGGTGCTGACGTGCGTCTGCTTGAACTCAGTTACGAACACTGGAAGTCCCATTAAGGTGAAGCCTGCGCCGGCTTGGCCCACGGCGTCAGCTGATGGAACAAACACGGGCACTCCATTGATGGTCAAGCCGGCAATCTTTGCGTACGCGTCTTGAGACATGAGCCACGATGCAGATCCCCAGTAACTTGCGGGAAGGCTGGTGTAACGCATCGCGGTAAGGTTCAAGACAGTGCAACCAGCCGTAAGAGCGGCCGCCCGATCTGTGCCGGCACTTGTCACCGCATTAATCGTGCAACCAGTCTGCACGGTGAAGAGTCCGGTTGGCTGATTTAGCGTTGAACCGGCCGTACCGGTTGAACCACCACCAGCGATCAGGCCCCACTCCGCATTACGAACAAACTGCCGGTTCAAGTTGTCGACCACTTCGGATTCAAGATCGAAGTTGCTCTGCAAGAGAAGCTGCTTCGACACCGTAGTGAACGGCAAGCACGCAGCTGGAGCCAGTGGAACTTCTGCAAAGACCGGATTGATTTCGGTGCTTGCTTGTGTGCCAACATCCGAAACTGTCCAGGCGTTCGCGATAGCGTCAGTGCTGAACAGCGTGTTGTATCGCAGCGTCTGGTAGCCCTGCACGCCGGACTTGTAGTCGACCAATTGGCGAGCGACAGTTGACACCTGTGCGTAGTGTGCCATCGCGTCGGTGTACAGCTTCGGGATGAGGACCGAGTTGGTCGCAGGGTTAGCGGTGGTCATCGCTGCGCGCTGTTCCGGCATACGTCCGCCGCGCAAGTAGCTGAGCCACTGGTCGCGGTACTCCGGCGATGCGCGCCACTCTTCGCCAGCGTCGCGGCGGTCCATCGTGCGCTGAATCGGGGTCGCAGCCTCGCGGATGCCATCAGCCGCAGCCATCGCAGCGTTGCGGGCCTCGGTGATCTCTTCGATCTGTGCGACGATCTCGGCGCGGTTTTCTACTTCGGTGCCTTCGACGTTCTGTGCGCGCAGTTCTGCGAGCTTTGCATTCATGGTGCGGATGTTCATTGGCTTGATTACCTTTGTGATTACTGGCGTTTCTTGTGATCTGACGAATGAAGTCGTGGCGTTGTATGCACCGACTTCGACTAGTGAAATTTCTCTGAGATTGACTGAGTTAAGCGTGCGCTTCTCACCGGCCCACGAATCCCCACCAGGTGGAACTGAAAACCCGAACGACATTTCAGACACCACCCCCCGCCGCACCAAGTCCAGCACGTCTGAATCACGCTGACTGTCTCCGAGTTGTGCGGTGTATTTGAGGCCTTGCGCGTCTGATTCGAGCGTGAGTGTTCCGCTCTTGGTGTTTGCAAGAATCTGCTTGGAATCGTGCATGAACCACAGCGACGCACCGGCTGCGATCGATGCGTCGAACGCACCAGGCGCGATGCGCTCCGTGAATGTGCCCTTCGCACCCATGAGCGGCTTGCTCCATGAGTTGTAAAGCGCGGCGTAACCGGTGATGGTCTTGCCTTCAACGGTTCCGATGGATGCCTGGCGTGTTTCAAGATCACTCATACGGTGGGTCACCTTCTCCCGCGTCTGCGAGATTTGCGGTCGGCGTGATGCCTGAGATCACCGGAGCGGGATCGTCGAGGCCGGAGATGCGTGGCAGACCCAGGCGAACGCGTGCATCGTTTGGTGCCAATACGCCGACTTGCACCAGTGCCGCGTACGCCTTGCCGGCTGTGCGGAAGTCGCCTTGCGTAATCGGAACGAGATCAGTTTTGATGCGCTCACCTGGTGGGAGCAGCTTGCGCGACAGTTCAGCATCGATGCCAGCGCAGAACGGAGCGAGGCAATGCGTTACATACGCCTGAGCGATCTCCGGCTGTGAGCGTCCTTCGCCCTGGTAGAGCAGTTGCGGAGGCACGCCGAATGCACGCGCCACTTCCTCAACGCCCATGCGCTTGGCGTCCATCAAACGCGCGGCAGCGTCCGCGGCCATCTGCGAAGCCTTCATGCCTTCGCCGAAGAACGCGGGGAAGCCGAGTTTGTCTGCGCCGCTGTGTTGCTCTGCCCACTTGGTACGCATCGAATCGCGCGCCGTAGCAGTGAGTGGCCCGGGGTGTTCGATTGCAAGTTTTCCGACAAAACCACTCTTCGCCAACTCCTCGATACATTGATCTAGGATGGCTTGAGTTCCAAGCACCCGAGAGCACTGGTCAATCGGAGACACCCCGAGCCAAGGACTGCGCGGGTCCGTCGAGGCCCGCACATGAATCAGACTTGAGTCATCCACAGGCTGCTTATTGATGATGTAGCGGGCTTGTGACCCGTTAATCTCAACGCCGACGGCAGACGGGTCAATCGGATCCAGGGCCACCGGCTCGCCGGTGCGGAGGTCGCGCCGGATGAACAGGTAGCCATTACCGAAGTAGAGAGCCGATGTCGCTAGCCACTTACGCATCTCGTAACCGCTCAGGAAGGAAGCCGTGTTCCCGTAGAGCAGTTCGACTGCCGGCGAGTCTTCAACTACTGACCCGTCGCGGCGCGTGACAGTGAGGTCGAGCCGCGCTGAATCGGTGCTGATCAGATTCACGGCACGCACAATGGCGGGGACGCCGAGTAGATCAGTGGATACCGTTGTGAGCGTCAGCGGTGTGTAGCTGATGATCGTTTGCGCGGTCGATCTGCGGAAGAATTGACCCAACCATGATCCCATCCCAGCAGTACAACATCAATAATTGCAAATGCAATAGCACCTACATACATCGCGTGAACAGCATGTAGACACTATTTCAGATTGTGTATGCGGCGTACATACGCGCAGTAATCAGAAGCCCGGTTGAGTCTCGTACATACTGCCTCCCAT